CGCACTCACACAATTTCTCGCAATCCGTTTTTTGAAATCCTCAAAATTTGAAGATTTCGCAGAAGCCGATTCACGTGAAACCTCAAATGGAGTCAAATTGACTTCATTTTTATACCAAACATTTTCGCGCTTAGAAGTATCATCTTTGGGAGCAGAACCAAATTCAGAGGTAACGCCACCTTGAACTTGCAAACCATGAAACATCCTGTAGACACTGTAAGCCACATAAATAGTAGTAGCAGCAGTTCCAAAATACAGAGGAATTCTGTAATGCTTCTTGACTTTCTCTCCCATACTTCTCCAATAATCAATGTCAACATTTTCATCCACCCATGTTAAACCTTGCACCATCTTTTCAGAACATTTATCATAAAAAGTGGAAAGGTAAAAGGTAACATATAGAAAGAAAACAATCCTTCTCATGAACTTATAAACTGACGTTGATTTCATTTTTTGAAAAATCATCCAAGGTAGTTCAGAGGCAAAATACTCAATATCCTCGGACTGAATGTTCAAACACATCTGATCAGGTAAGTCGCAGCAGATACAATTTTTTGAATTCTTTAATTCACTCAAACTCTCCTTGACTCTCTCCTGATTTGCTTTAAAAGCAACAACAGTATCGCGAAACCACATAAAAAATTCTTGTTGAGTAGCATTTTCCAAAATCGTTTTCTTCGTAGCCAATGATTTCATGGCATTGGAAGCAATCTTCTGTGGAATAATCATCTCAACTTTAAAAGTCCACAAATCTTTATAAGGTTTGTCATCATCAATCAATGAAGAATCAAGCATTCCTTGTTCATTTGTATAACATGGTTTCACGGTTGGTGTGATAATATAAGGAAAACGCCTTTGCACAGCTGATGGATAGCTAAAATAATGATAAGCATTCAAATGCTCAATATTAGATGTAGCAATAACCAATTTCGCTTTGCATGGTGTCTTACCTTTATCTTCCAATGCTGCTTGTTCAGGACAATATGGTACAGGATTCATAACCTGAATTATCTCACGAACAGAAGAATTATCACCCAAACTTGGATTTTCTGCAGCAACATCATCCATAATAATGCACCAACAACATGATTTGAAATTGTTCCAATGTTTTGCAAAATAATTGTGGGTATATTTGTAAGCATCATCGGCTTCCAAACCACAAATATTTGCAAAATACTGAAAAATGTACTGAGTGAGAGTTGATTTACCGATGCCAGAGTCTCCGACGATGAGAATACCAAAAGGCATATCTCTCATCTGGCGGCAAGCGGACAAACTTGTAATATCATCTCGTATCATACACATTTCGTCATATTTATGGTTGATTATGGATCGTTCAGTCTGATCTAACCCTCGCCCATGCTTCTTAATCGAAAGTAATTTTTCAATAAGATCATCAAGTTCCTTCAGGAATGTAGACTCCTTAAAACCATGGGCTTCAGCGTTACTTAAGTGCATAGATTTACGTTTAAGCTCAGAGGCTTTTTCATAAATGGTAGCATAACTCGAACCAGAGTGAACAATAGAGGAGATGTCTCCAGTCTTGTAGATATGTACTCCTCGTTCTAGAATGAAAAGAATTGTATCGAAAATGGTATAAATAAAGTCAGATTTATTATAAAACTTACGTTTTAGAATAGCTTTCTCCATTTTTCCATATCCAAATGAATCTAATTTCAAACCAGCTTTGTCGAATAAATCAAGAGAAATAGCATACATCAAACATTTATAGAGTTTTTTATAAATAGGACTTTCAACAAGATCCTTGTAAGAACCTAATGTTTGACGAGCTGTGTAGAGTACATCAATTGACTCAACTTTTAATTTTTCATCGACATCGACATTCAAAATCTGAGAGAATTTCTCCAATAACTCAGATTTATAGATAGCCACTGCAACACTTCCGTTAAAACGAAGTTTAACGAAAGTGAAAGCAGCTTCAGCAATACCACGTGCTGTAGGATTGCGTGAAATTAAATATGTGCACCAAGCTGCATCTTCAATAAGAGAAACCAATTGGTCTCTTCTTGCATCAACATCTTTAGATTGCACATCAAACTGTGAAAGATTTGAAACATTATCCCTTGAATAATGACGTGTCTCAACAGTAATTTGTTGGTAATGACTCATATCATATCCAAGTGATGCCATTTCATTGTGATGGCGGGATCGGAAAAACATCTCGTCAAAACAATCCTTCTTCGAAATTCGCTCAGGAATTTGCTCAGTTTGGGTTGGTGTAGGAACATTACTCGCTCTCACATAACGAAAGCGACGAGTAATGCGTTGAAATTTGTTAAAAATCTTTTCTTTCTTTTGAAATGTAAACATGATGGGTTAACCTGGTCAATTACTGTCTATGGATTTATGACCAAACACCTTAACCTCTTGACGTCCAACAGTGACTAATTTTCAATTTTTCATCTACTTACTAGTGTGTCAGATGGTTACTTTTCTCTTACAATAGTAAAGATTCTGTATAACGAAGATTCAGAATCTCTTGTCAGTAGCTCACTTTCCTATTCACTTACCCAAGATTAGGGCAGCTATCGGGGTCCTACTACGTCTTTCTACTTTGTAAAATACTTTTCACTAAAGTTGTTGACAGCAGATAAGTGCTACACTTATCAGTTTGACATTTTTAACGCAATAACCATTGTGCGCAATGAACAATGGTGTTTACTTGAGTGGAAATGAATAACCACTCATAGACAATTAACATATAATTTACACAAATACTCATAAATTATTACCGGTACAGGGTTATAGTACGAATAACAATAAACGAATATTCTTCACAAAACATATAACATATAAAAGAATGTTGTAGTTTGGTGAAATAACAGCTTTAGGGCCTACAAAACCTAAAACTATTGAATCAAAATTAAAAAATACGATTGTATATAAATGGATCTATCAACGTTGTATGGATTAGCCATAGAACGAA